AATAAGTAGTGCAATCATTCAAGCAGTATATTAATGAAGGTATAAATGATCCAGCAATCTTCAAAGTTATATTTACTGCTGGTGGACCAGGATCAGGTAAATCTTTCACTGCTAATAAAACTGGTCTTGCTGCAATGGGTTTTAGATTCATAAACTCAGATGATGCATTTGAACGAGCTTTAGAAAAAGCTGGTTTAGATAGTGGAAATTCAGAAGATGTATATAGTAAAAAAGGACAAAAGCTTCGCGCGAGTGCAGTAGAACTCACTGGTAAAAGAATGGAACTCGCTATCCAACAAAGACTTGGATTAGTGATTGATGGTACCGGAAAAGACTACGACAAAATCAAACAATTAGTTACGAAATTCAGAAGAATTGGTTACGAATGTGCCATGATCTTCGTCAATACTGATCTTCAAACAGCAATCGATAGAGATATAGAACGAGGTAAAAATCCAAAAGGTGGTCGTACACTTGGAGCTCCTGCGGTAAGTAAAATGTGGAGTCAAGTTCAAAGAAATATGGGTAAATTCCAAAATCTATTTAAAGGTCACATGTATATTGTCGACAATAATGAAGGTCAAGATATTAATAAAGCTGTCTTATCTGCATATCGTAAGATAAGAAATTGGTCAGAACAAGAACCTCGTATGCCTCAAGCTAAAGCTTGGATGGCGCCTAAAACGAGAGCATAATGGCAAATAAAAGTTCAATAGCATTAGAAGATTCATTAACTGGTAGAGTTGATGCTGGTTATGGTTATGCTTCTGGTACAACACCAAAAGATAAAGATTTTGAACGCGTTAAAGAAGAAATGCGAAATGTTAATATCGATTGGTTTGGATCAAATGTATTTACTGAGTTATCCAATAAAGTACAACCAGTAAAAGATCATATTGCAAAATATTATCCAAATGTCACATTCGAATCAGATAAACTTGATCATTATGCAGTATCATTGATGCTAGCTGAAAAAAGTAATAGAGAAGTTTCTTTTGGTATTGGATTTTTAAAAGAAATTATGGATATTGCTGGTACAGGATTTAGTCAAGGTGATTTAGATGCTGATCTAGCTGGAGCTATGGGTTGGGACGTACAACAAGCTTTGAGTGCTGGACTTCTTATTGATCAAAATCCAACTAATACAGATGCATATAATGAATGGAAAAAAATACCTGAATATTTAGATCCAGATTTTACAGATCAATCTGATGAAGATGCTACAACTGGTGAAAATTATTTTAATAATATAAAAAGTAAAATTCAACCAACAACATTAACTGGGAATGGTCCTTATATTGGTCGAATAAATTATACCGGTACAGTAACTGTAGATTTAGCAATATCATATGAAACTACAAATTCTGAAGCTAAGTTTTCTGGTTCAACAGGTCATTCTCAATTCCTTCAGGCAGGTACTAGTATCAATTCGATGAATCTTGAAGCATTTAATAATAATCCTAATCCTTCAAATGGAGATACGTATAATTATTCTTTTGAGCATGATACAGCAGGTATTACTTATTCCGGCGCTCCAGCCAACTTAACACATCATGTTACTTATAACGCAATTGGTACTTATAGATCAGATACTGCTGGTTGGGATTGGGATATAACTATTACTCATGATGACTTAGTATTCGACGTAGATTTTGAAGCTCAAAGTTTAGCAATGCAAACAAGAAGATATATTATATCGGGTCAAACTATTAATGTTACTGTTCCAGATCTTAGTAATGTTCTTCCGTATTCATTTGGTACAAAAGAAGCCGCATTTGTACAAATGACATTTTATTAAAAAATAATTTTACTTTTTTATAAAACTATGGTATAATAGTATTATAAATAAAATTGGATGCAGAATAATCTGGTCCAAACTTGTATAACCTTGCTTAATAAAGGAGGTCTTTAACATGACTATAAGCAATCATTTCGGGAATATGTTCCCGCATTTCATTGGTTTTGATCGTCTATTCGATGAATTAGAACGAGTAAACGTTAATCAAAAACCATCTTATCCACCACATAATATTGTAAAAACAGGTGAAGACACTTATGTCATTCAACTTGCTGTTGCAGGATTCTCAGAAGATAATCTTGACATCGAATTGAAAGAGCATGTGCTTACAATTACTGGTGAAATCAAAGGCGACGATCCTGAAGGATATGAATTCCTTCATAAAGGTATCTCAGCTCGTAAGTTCAAACGTACTTTTACTCTAAACGAAATGGTAGAAGTAAATGGTTCAGATCTTACAAACGGTGTACTAACTATTGGTCTTGAGCGAATTGTTCCTGAAGAGAAGAAAGCTCGTAAGATTGAAATTGGTTCACTTGAAATGAAACAACCTGAACTATTGTTTGAAGGTTAATAAATAAAATATGAATCGAGGGAGGTTCGCCTCCCTCACTATAATGCAAGGACTATATAATGGCAAATATTAAAATCGTACGAATCTCTACTGGTGAAGAACTTATCGCTGATGTAAAAGAAGCAGATGGTAAAATCATTTTAACTGATGTAGCGATTCTAATCCCAACTCAACAGAATCAACTTGGTCTAGCACCATTCATGGCTTATTCAGATGCTTCAAAAGGATTTGATATCAATACATCGATGGTTATGTTTATGGTTGATCCAGTACAAGATTTACAAAATCAATATCAACAGATGTTCTCTAAGATAGTAACACCTTCCAATGAAAAGAAAATTATTATGTAAAAAAGCATGTACATTCATGCCACTTTATGTTATAATAGACCTAATCATTGGAGATAATACTTGGAATTTTACACATCAGTAACTCGCTACGGCAATCAATTACTTTATCGAGGTTATAAAGATAATCATCGATACGAAGAACGTATTAAGTTCTCACCTACAATGTATGTTGCTAATCCAAATGGCACAGCATTTGCCCTTGATGGTACACGAGTAGCACCTAAACTCTTTGATACCATGCGTGACGTAAAAGATTATGAAGCGCAATGGAATGGTGTATTCGGTAAAGATCAAACTCTATATGGCAATAAAAACTATATTGCTCAATTCATATACGAAAAGTTTCCAGGTGAAATCAAATTCGATCGAGATAGAATCAATGTATCAACTATCGATATCGAAGTTGCATCAGACGATGGATTCCCTGAGCCTGATCAAGCTAATCACGAAGTTATTTCGATCACAATCAAAAACAATATCGACAACATTTATTATGTTTGGGGTTTATATGACTATGATGTAAGTAAATCTCTAATGAAAGATAATACTGTACGTTATACTAAATGTTCATCTGAACGTGAATTACTCATTCAATTTGTTGCACATTGGCATAGCGGTGTTCATAATCCTGATGTTATCACAGGTTGGAACACACGATTCTTTGATATTCCTTATCTTATGAATCGTATTATGAAGTTATTCGGCGAAGATATGGCCAAAAAGATGTCTCCATGGGGTTTGATTCAGCAGCGCGAAGTACGTGTTGCTGGACGATCTCAACAATATTGGGACTTAAATGGTATCGCACAACTCGATTATCTCGAGCTATTCAAGAAATTTGGTTATTCGTATGGTGCACAAGAATCATACAAACTCGATCATATTGCACATGTAGTTCTTGGTGAACGTAAGTTATCTTATGATGAATATAGTAATCTACATTCATTATACAAACATGATTTCCAAAAGTTTATCGACTATAACATCAAAGACGTAGAACTCGTTGATCGACTCGAAGATAAAATGGGTTTAATTACTCTAGCATTGACTATCGCATACAAAGGTGGTGTTAACTACGCAGATACGATGGGTACTACAGCTATTTGGGATTCAATCATCTATCGTGACTTATCTGAACGTGGTATCATTGTACCACCAAATAACGAGAAGTTTAAATCTGATTATCCTGGTGGTTATGTCAAACCACCTCAAGTTGGTATGCACGATTGGGTAGTATCATTCGATCTTAACTCACTCTATCCTAATATCATTGTTCAATGGAATATGTCGCCTGAAACTATTGTTGAAGGTATGCGTGAAGATATTACACCTGATGAATGTCTAAGTGGTATTACTAATCAACATCCACAATATGCACTTGCTGCAAATGGTGTTTACTTTAAGAAAGATGAACAAGGTGTTTTACCAAAGATTATTGTAGATTATTACAGTGAACGTAAAGCAGTTAAACGTAAGATGCTTGACGCACAACAAGAGAAAGAGAAGATTAATAAAGATGATAAACAAGAACTGTATCGAGTTGAACGAGATATTGCACGATATGAAAACCAGCAGATGGCGATTAAGATTCTTCTTAACTCTCTCTATGGTGCTCTTGGTAATAAATACTTCCGCTATTTTGATTTACGGATAGCCGAAGGTATCACGCTAACAGGTCAAACAGTTATTCGTTGGGCTGAAAAAGCAGTAAACAAATTCATGAATAAAGTATGTCAATCTCAAGACCAAGACTACGTGATTGCTATTGACACCGATTCTGTTTATGTAAATTTCGGACCTATGGTCGAGAAATATATCAAAGATAATCACGTAGCAAATATTGACAAGATTTGTGAAGATCAGTTTATTCCTATGCTAGCACAAGCATACGACGATCTCTATAATCAATTTACTTGTTATACACCTCGAATGGAAATGGCTCGCGAAGTTATTGCTGATCGTGGTATATGGACTGCAAAGAAACGATACATTCTAAATGTACACAACTCAGAAGGTGTTCAATATGCACAACCTAAACTCAAGATTATGGGTATTGAAGCAATCAAGTCTTCTACACCTGCAGTCTGTCGTGATGCGCTTAAAGCATTATTCAAAGTTATTGTTACTGGATCTGAAGATAAAACTCAAAGAGCTATATCTCAGTTTCGTGACCATTTTACAAGTCTACCTGCAGAAGATGTAGCATTTCCACGTGGTGTAAATGACGTCAGCAAGTGGTCTCGTAAACGTGAAGGCATCTACGCTAAAGGTACTCCAATCCATGTGCGTGGTGCTTTACTATATAATTATTATGTCAAAGACAAAGGACTTCAGAAGAAGTATGAGTTAGTTCAGAATGGTGAAAAGATTAAATTTTGTTATCTCAAAGTTCCGAATCCGATCAAAGAGAATGTTATCTCATTCCCTCAATATTTGCCACCTGAACTTCAACTAAATAGTTATGTAGATTATAACACACAATTCGAGAAAACCTTTCTTGATCCGATCATTCCTATCTTAGATGCG